GGTCATGTTCAATCTTGCGGTTGTTTAGCTAAAGAAAATGGGCGTGAATATGCTGAAAAAAATTTAAGGACAGAAACAGCACAGAAAAACGCCCTTAAAAGAAAACTAGAAGTAGACGCAGTCGATGGCACTATGAAATCAGCTTTAACTAGAAGCCTATCAGCAAGAAACAAGAGTGGGATAAAAGGCGTGCGTTGGGATGAGAAAAGAAATAAATGGGAAGCTTCTATTACCTTTCAAAAAAAATTACATTTTTTAGGCAGATTTGAAAAGAAAGATGATGCCATAAAAGCACGTAGAGATGCGGAAGATAAATACTTTAAACCGATTTTAGATAAAATGAATTGATATAACAATTACGCTAAGCTTATGTTTAGCGTGTTTTTTTGCATAAAAAAAGCCTCGATTAAACGAGGCTTTTTCTTTCTAGTTTTTTTGAATTAGTTTTTAAGTACATAAGTTTATAGAGATTTATAATACTGTTCCGTATTAATTAAGTTTTTAATCTCTTAATACTTATACTATATATTTTTTTTATTCTTTTGTCTAGTATAAAAGACGAATTTAATATAGAATATTATTATACTTAATTTAGGGAGGATGCAATTTGGGATATAATCAGATGCTTGAAACACCACCGTTAAAGAAGTTTGCTGCCTTAGGTAATTTTAATAATAAATTAATTTATTTAGCAGAAAATTTAGCAGAAAAAGAAGATTGGTATTATGAAAATCCAAATGCTAAATCGTCAAACCAAAAGTATGGAGTTCTTTTTCAATTCATCCATCATACTTTTTCAAAATGTAAAGATGAAAACTTATTAAAATTTAAAGATAATCATTGTTTGATGAACACGGGATTATTGACTCAATCTGGGGAAGAAATTTTTATGCTTTTTACTAAAAATTCTAGGCCTAATGAACAAGAATGGTTTTTCAATAGTTTTTATCGCAGTTCTGACCACGATATACCTCAAAATATGCGCGGGTCTTTACCTGAACATATTGATTATTTTGCCTCAAATCCTCAAGATATGTACTTTAATACGAAATTAAATGTACTATACAACATGGAGCATATAGTTGAAGAAAATTTTACTAGACTACCAGAAGGCATACAACAATTGGATAAGAGTATAATTATAACAATCCTTAATTCTTCTACTGAACAAATGAAAAAGAGAATACTAAGAAATAATAGACTAGTAGTCCCTCAATACTATAATAAAAGAATTATGTATCTCGCGCCTTTAAGATTTGGTAAAGATACTCTTCCTCTAGCCATCGAAAAACACATTGACTCATATCGAATAAATACAATACTTACACCTGGAATGGCCTATTGTAATGCTCGTTTAATTATGAAACCTGAAAGTAACTGGTTAAACAATAAATAGTTTAATATAAAAAAGCCCCCGCACACGCGAGGGCTTTAAACTAAATCTTTTTAACAAACTTCTTGTTAGCAGTGAGATAGTAACCGCTCTTCGTCTTCAAGCGAGGTGTCCCGCCTTTCGTTTTCCCCATCCCCGAAATCGTGAAGACTGTGCCAGCCGGATATGTGCCACCGGTTTTATGCTTCTCAGTAAAGTCTACTGAATTGTATAGATCACACTGTACTAGTGTTTTAACTTTTCGCGGATTTTCTGTGTAGTAAACGTTCTTATTTGAGCTTGTAGAAGTCGCAGGTTTGCTTGCACTTGTCGATGGGGCTTTTTCACCGCCAGCAGCATCATATAATTCAAAATGCGGATAATCTTTAAAAGACTTCCAATCTCCGCCCCACTCAAATCCTTCTGCTTTCATAGCTGATACAACTGTTTTCCAGCGCGAAGTTGTCGACTCCCAAATAACATTTTTTCCGTCGCTTGTGTATAAACACAAGTCTACCGCTACACCGTAATTATGATTAGATTGTCCACCTTTCGCATTTGTGACAACTGCGCCAGGTTTTGTTCTGCCTTGTGCGTACAGTGCATTTTGTTCTGCTGACGAGCGATAACCTTGCGCAACACACAAATAGATTCCTTTTTTCGCCATTTTTTTAATTACATTTCGGGTTTTATCTGCTACAGATTTATTCATTCCAGAAACGTTTAATTTACGATTTGCTTTTTCGATTAACCATGCCTCTGTTAATGCCATTACTTATCATCCTTTCTTGGTTCTGAATAATTCATTACTTTTAAACTATCGGAGAATTTACTAGTCGTTGGGTCCATCAAAATCCCGATAACAGCTACTACTGTTGTAACAATCGCCATTGGGCTATTTAGGAACCTTACAAACGAAAGCCACAAAGCAGACCAGTTATCTAAATCAGATATAGAAAAACCTCCCGCTGTCCATGCGACGCCAAGAACTGTAATAAGTGTTGCTACAACAGTTCGCCAGTTTTTCAATCGTACCTTCCAGTTAATTTTCATCATTTCACCTCCTTTTCATTTTTTTCAGTAACATACTTCCAAATCGCTTTATCTTCCCGTTTCAATAAAGCAATCTCTTTATCATGATCGTTTTGCTTTTCTCGTAAACTCATACGATCTTTCTTGCTTTCGGACATTTCTTCTCTTAGACTTTTTAAAGTGATATCCAGAGAATCAATCATATTTCTTAAAGGCGCGACTAATGCCCACCTAATAACAAAACCTACGATTGCCGCTATTAAACTAATTAAAGCTATTAGCTCCCCCACACTCATCCCTGCTATCGAAATACTCCCAAGTACCAATTTTCATCATCTCCTCATTGTCACTCCATAAAAAATAAGCCTTGCTGGCTTTAATCTAAAACATAAAATAATTGATTTAACGCAAAATAAGTAACGCTAGTGTCGACAGGCATAAAACTCATTGCATTGGCGGAAGACGCATGTACTCGACCACCAGTCGATTTGCTCGTTGGCGCGTAAGCCATCGCCGTTCTTGTTGTCTGTATCTCAAGAGGCACAGAAGCAAAAGCGTTAGCTGATGCCCATGCGGTTGATTTTTGAACTTGACCACGGAAAAACACAATTCTAATTCCAAAAATGCATAAAATCATATATTGAGGTGTATTAAATTCGGCTGTAGAATATCCTGCGTTAAGCGGTAAATCTTTCCAGCTTGTTTTATAAAACGAATCTGCATTTACAGATAAAGTTGTTTGTCCCTCCTTAGAGAAATCTAACGAATCACCGCGTAGCATTGCCTCTTTTAGTTCTCCGGAAACATTATGATCCATCAGTTGCTGTGCTACTTTCACGCCACCGAGTGTTGTAACATCACTTTTTAAAATAGTAGAGCCGGCACCAGTTGGCAGTACTGTAGCAGCATTAAATCCATCGTCGTTCATCGTGACTGTCCCAGTAAACAAATTTCCTTCTTCATCACGATAATTAATATTGTGAATAAATTCAGCACCTGTGATACTCCCACTCTCTACATCACCTAATTTCGCAGTAATCGCTGATAACTCCCCGACTTTTAAAGCGTTATAATCCAGAGGTATTTCTTTCCAAATTATCCCATCCCACTTAAAAACACCTGTTATAGTATTTTCAATCTCATCTATCTTGAACCATGTATCGTTTATCTTTGGAATAGCTGGCGGTAGCTCACCATAAAAAGGTTTATTGTTATCACCAGCTTTCATTAACGCGTCATTAGCTGTATCTATTGCTGTGACAGCGGAATCTTTAGCATCATTTGCTACTTGTTTTGCATCTGTTGCATTTGTATTCGCATCATTTGCTACACTTTCGGCACTACTAGCGATTTGCTGTGCTGTTTCAGCCTTATTACTTGCGATTGACGCAACTTTATTAGCATTTGTTGATACTTTCGCGTTTTCCCTCAATTGATTTATAATCGCAGGTGTAGCCGAATTAATATCAATAAAATCACCAACTACACAAGTGCTTTTTGACATATCGCTATAACAAATATTTAACTCAATAACCCTTGCTTGTACTGTAATTGGAGGACTCATTTCTAAATCTACAATTCTTACAAAACTGCCTTTTCTTATTCGATGTGCTTCAAAACCATAGACTTGTTCTAACATTAAAATATTTGCTTCATATTGATATGATGGCGATGATAACTTTCTAAGTTCTAAAGTACCCCATTGTTTCAACGCTGCCGCATTTGTTATATTTTCATTTACAATCTTAGTCATTAAGTAACCTGTGCCGCTTGGGTTGTATTGCTCATTTGCTTCATCATTATAGATGTAATTCAATCCTCCATTAACAGAAGAAATGTTTAATTGTGTCCCATCAGCTTGCGTTGCGCCAAGAGGTATAAGAGCAGTCTTAATGTTCGTAAATAATACTTTCCTCGTTATTCCTTTAATGCCTGTGCCGCTCTCAATTCGAACACCTTCATTATCCCCAAACTGTTTCGCGACTTTACAATAATAGCCAACTATCCTCCCTTGAAATGTTTTTACATAAAACTTAACTTCGCAATCAAAAGCAGTACAAATTTGATGTAGGGCTTCTTGAGCTGTTATATATCCTGAGAACTCCAAATTTGCAACTGCCCCTACATTTTCTGTATCTTGAGGAATCCATCCACTCCCGCCAAGCACATATGTTAAAGCGGGACCAATAGTAATATTGGAAAAAGCGCGATCTGTCACAATTACATTATTCAAATCAAAGATAAAAACATTTTCGCAAAAGATTCTTTTTTGAGGTTTCGAACTATTGTCATCTCTGATGTCTTGCACTTCAATAATTTTGAATAACAATGAATCATCGTCTAAGTCTTGAAGCATTACATAATTTCCACCTGTTAAATATTTTGAACTTTCGTCATCTGTCGAAACAGAAAACTCATAAGTTGAATCAAAATCTTTAACTTTCTCGGTGTGTGAATCATTAAAATAATGAGTTCTATTTGTTGAATCAACGGATATAGATTTTACAATTTCTTTATTTTCATCTAATATCAATAACATTTAAACACTCCTTTAAAAAGTTCTTGGCCTAACGTAGACTGTCCAATCTGCCGCTTCAAACGGAGATACATTTAATACTTCTGTTGTACCGCCAAATAACTTAAAAAAATGACTTCCTATTGCTAGATTCTGCATAAAAGGAATGCCATTTTTATAAATTGTTTCTGTTTCAAAATCAAACATTAATTCATCAGATGCATGCGCTATAACTTGCGGAGCGGTATTTGCAACAATATTTAATTTTTCAACAAGTGTATCTGTGAAAAACAAATCACGGTTAGGGTCATGTGTGCCTGATGCCGCAGCGTATATATTTAATTGAGCTAATTTTTTTGTGTATTTATTAGCGGTATCTACAAATACCTTTTTCTTCGTCCAGACAGGCTTTATATTACTATCTAGTTTGATAATTTCAGCGGTAAATTGATTCCCTATTTTAGTTAAAATAAAGTAACCATAAAAATCTCTGTATTCATTATATGCACCTGTTTGTACCTTCTCTGTCACTGTTTTATATTTTCCGTTAACTTTTTTTCTAGTTGATACTGTTTTGTATGTTTTAGTAACTTTCCCTGCCTCATTAAACAAATCTTTTTCAGGATAATTAGCAACATTTTGATCGCCAATAGATATTTTAACAATATTGACTTCGGTATTTGCGGCATTATCTTTTATTTGAAACGTTGCAATTTTTGCTCCTTTTTCATCAACAAGATACACTTCTAATTTACCTTGTTGTTTTTGTGCCGATGCTATGTTTTGAAGGCGCATTCTTACACGCCAGTTATCCTGCGCTTGGGGAAGAACTACTTTACTCATTGGTCCATGCCACTGTGCGCCAACACCATAATCAGATGCTCGGAATACATTTGCGGTTGAAGTGAAACTCCCATCAATAATCCCGTTATTTGCGTCTAATTGAAATGTCAAATCTGACTGTTTCATGGGGGTCCATGTAGCTAACACATTCATTGGATCGTTTAAAATTATTTCTGATGGTTTAACTGGAGTTTCTCCAGAATCTGGATCAACTCCTTCGCCAATGTATAAGTAATCCTCTTTATTCGATACAGCGATATAAGTGACATCCTGTTTTATAACTGCTCCAATTACAGGGCTGGTAGGTTGTGAACCGCGTACTGGTAATTTGTTACTTTCGCTAGTTAGCTCAAATTCTTCTTGTTCATAATAAACATACGGGTCTGAACAAACAAAATTCAGCGTTGCCCGTCCGTTATATAAAAGCCTATCTAAGTCTGTAGGTCCTTCAAATCGACCATAATACGTCTTTTCAGGCGCATCATCAATTACCAAAGAGCGTTCTTCTGCATCTACCTGCATCAACCAATCAGCGACAGATGTAGCCCGCTCACTTAATTCTTTAAGGCTATCTCCAATAATTTGTATTTCTAATTGTATCCCTCGTTGACCAACATTTGGTCCAAAATAAAAAGCGCCAATACGACCACTGACGCTTTCCGTATTGCCTTCGTTCTGAGGGAACAATGGTGGTTTAATGTCAATTATTTCCACATGCTTATCAAATGAATGAATACCTTTATATGTGAATCCTAAGCTCATAAAATCACCCCTTGTGCTCGATTAGTTCTAATAATACGGTTGTTTTGAATTTCTGTTATAAAATCTACCGTTTCCTCCGCCACTATACGCCCCTCTAACATTGTTTTATTAACAATTTGAATTGGTTGTACTGTAACTGGGTTTCCGCTTCCTTGCGTTGCTATAGAAGCCCCTGAGTAAGCCGTAATTTCTTTTGTGTTCGGGGTAACTGGGACTGAAATAGCAGGTGATAGACTTGTTAAATGTTTTTGCATTTTATGAGCCGCCAAATCTATAGTATTTAGATTCTTAAGCATTCCGACTCCAATTCCCGCTGGCACTTGTTCACCAACTTCATCGCTCATTAGCCGAGAAGGCGAGTGGATTTTCAGTCTTTTCTTGATTGTCGATTCAATTGTTTTAGCTAGTTGATCCGCTTGTTTCTCTAGCGGACCGTTCATTTGCTTGAACCCTTGAATAATCCCCGCTACGGTCTGTACACCAAGTTTAGAGCCAGCAGTGCGATATTCTTTTGCTTTATCAAGTTCTTTCAACCAAGAAGCGTTCGCATTTGCCAAATCTTTTTTAGCTTTATCGTTCGCCGCCTTGACAGCTTTATCCATCGCCACTTTATCATTTACAGAAGCGTCTAATCCCAGCTTGTTTGCATTAGCATGTTTTTTACTCCACTCAGCTTGATATTGTTTCAGTTGTGTATCAGACATTCCCGCAATTGCTTTAGCTTGTCCTGTTGCGCTTACACCCATATTGCGTATCTCGTCTATAAGACCTTTACTAACACCGCGTTTTTTCATTTTATCAAGTTGAGCCATAAAATCTTTTTGTTGGGCTGTTTGTGATTTAAGATTTTTTGTTAATTCGCTACCACTTGATTTCTCTGTAACAGCAGCATCAAATAGTCCAGTCTGATTATATGCGGCTTCTTGATTTGATTTAAGAGCATCCTTATATGTCTTTTTCGCTTCATTAATAGAATCCTTAGCCGTTTTATTTATTTTAGCAACATTATCATAATATTTTTGTGCGCTACTTTTTATTGATTTATTAAGTTTAGTTTTTTGTGTATTAATTTCTTTGTTTGCTCCAGCAATATTTAATTTGATTTGTCTTGTTTGCGCTGCATTTAAGCGATATTGCTTATTAATTTGTTTTAATTTATTAATGTACGATTGTGCGCTAATTGCGCCTGTTTTATAATCTACTTGCACATTTGATATTTTATTACTTACATTTTTCGCATAGCTTGTTTTAGTACCTTTTGCATAACGAGGTACGTTACTCAAAGCTTTAGCTGTTTTATCTCCTCGCAACACCTCAGTACCCCGTGGTAGATCAAGAAGAACATTACGCCCTTTTGGAACAAAACTTTTTCCGTCAGGTGTAGTAATCATTTCTTCGTAGTTGCTTCCCTTTGCATCATTTACTAGAGCTGGTCCACCTTTATGATTATTCGTACCTCTAGCATAACCTACCTCTTGAATCCCGCTAGGACTTTTACCGCTCGTTTTATATGCAATAGAAATTACTTTTTGATTCTTCATGTTGAGCATATCTCGCCACGAATTTATAGCATTGTCAATGGCGTTTTTCGTAGCCTCTGCGTTAGAATTAATAACTAAATCTTTTCTATGGATAGCTATGTTGTTATAGTCGTTTACTGTTCTACTACCTCTATCAATTTTTGATAACAGGTCTCTGTTGTTTGCAAAAAGGGTTTTTAGATTCACCTTTTGTCCGTTATATTGAACAATAACATCTTTACCACTCTGAATTTTATTCCTAACATCATAGTTATTTGCTAAAAGCGTCTTTAAATCTACGTTCGTTCCGTTATAGCTAACTAACATCCCTTTAGAAGAATTCATTTTCTTTATTACATCAGAATTATCAACTACTAAAGTTTTCATTGATGGAGGTAAGTTGTCCCAAACTCCCATGTCTTGCAGAGCTTTTTGTAACGCCAGACTAGTATCTGCATTCGCAATCATACTTTTTTGTTCAGGCTTCAATTTATCCCAAATACCTAAATCTGACAACGCGTTAGCTACATGTATAGAGTCCTCATAACTGACAATTAATTTCTTTTCGTTGAAAGTCATCTTATCCCAGCGACCACTTTCAATAGTTGCTGTTGCAATAGTCTTTTTAGCATCTGTGGTTAATTTTGCTTCTTTCATGATGAATTTAAGATTATTCCAACCATCATCACTTTTAGCTAAATTGGATACGAATTCACCAACATTGTCTCTTATTTCAGAAGTTTTAGGGTCTAATACTAAGTTGTTCCATGCGGTATCTGCCATTTTTGCTCCATCGCCAATTAGCTTGCTGGCTTCGTCAGCTTTGCCCGCTTTTTCTTGTACATCACGTGTAAATTCGTCATAATCTAGTCCCATATCTTTTAATCCGCGTCGGATGTTTTTTCGCGCTACTTCATTACTTACACCTAACTTGTCGTATAACTGTTCTTGCGTTCGTATCCAAGCCGTTACACTAGATCGCACTGTTCTATTCTGATCTCTATCCAGTTGGTTCATTGCATTATTGTATGACGTTTTATCTATTAATTCTTTATCATAAGATTCTTTGAATGCTTTCTTTTGTTTCTTCGTTTCATCTGTTGTTGCTTTTGTGACTTTACCAAGATAGTCAGCTTGTTCAGTGAGTGCTTTTGTGCTTAAATTCTGCACCTCACCATTCATCGCTTTTATCAGCTGTGTTTTCTTTTTGTTGCTTAAGCCTAAACTTTCAATTTGTTCAATCTGCATATCTTTGTAAATATTGTTAACAATTTTCGATTGTTCAGATGTCATCTTGCCAGTTTTAACCGCATGAGATTGATAAATCTTTTCTATTTCTTTATATTGCGAATCTACGTTTGCCTTTCTTTCTTCTGCCCTCTTTTCAGAATCTTTCATGGCGTTGTCTAGTAACGCTTGTACAGCAGGTGAAGCTTCATCATATGCTTTCTTGAAGTCACCCAATGCATCGTCTGTATTCTTCTTAATTTCGTCCGCCATGTTTTTGAAAGCACTGACAATTTTCTCGCTGTCTTCTGTAGCGCCAGTTGCAAAGGTATCTAGTGCAAGCTTACCCTCTGATGCAAATTCATTAAATTTCACCATAGACTTATCTGCCTCGGCGCCAATGTCATAGCCCCACGTTTTCACACGTTCTTTGCTCTCTTCGATTTTGCTTATATGTTTATCTAGTGCATAAATACCCACACCAAGCAAAGCCGCACCAGCCACCGTAATAACTGCTGGTAAAGCTCCGAAAGAACCAGCTAATCCAGCCGCAGCTAAACTAGTACCTTCCACAGCAGTTGTTGTAGCGCCAAATCCAGCCGCTAAAGGAGCTAATTTACTCCCTAAACCTAACATCTTTCCTAACCCTGCAAAGCCTTTTATTAGTCCGCCAGTCATTGATACTAGTTTTCCGCCAATCATTAGCACAGGACCTGTTGCTGCCAAAATTCCCGCCCATTTTATAATACTCTGCTGTTGTGCACCAGAAAGGTCATTAAATTTATCAATCATCTTATTAGCCCACTCAACGATAGGAGTGAGGGCGGGCATTAATTTTTGTCCTACGTTCTGTTCTAATACTTCGAGCGAAGCTTTGAATTGATCCACACCAAATTTACCAGCTTTTCGCATGTTATCAGCAACTTGTTTAGTATATCCATTTGCTTCATCAGCGCCCTTAGAATATTTACGTAGAGAATCGCCTCCCGCTTCTAAAAGCGTATTAACAGCTGATAAAGGTTCACGTCCGAAAATCATCGTCAAGAAAGAGTTTTTCTGTGTTTTTGTCATTTTCTTTGTTTTATCATTAATATCATCCAAGAGAGTTGGTAAAGTTTTCATATTGCCGTTGTTATCTTCAATTGTTAATCCAACTGCCGACATTGCTTCTGCAGCTGATTTTGAAGGTTTAAGCAAACTTGTAAGCATTCCCCGTAAGCCGGTACCCGCCTTTTGCCCTTCAATACCGCGGTTAGAAAGCAAACCAACAGCTGCTGCTGTATCTGTAAGTGAATATCCTAGCGAATGCGAAATAGGACCGACATAGTTCATTGCTGTTCCCATATCAGAGAATCCAGCCGCTGTTTTATCAGCTACGTAGGTTAGCACGTCAGCAACTTTGTTTGTGTATTCCATCTGCTTATTTGTATCTTTAGAAATCATTCCAAACTGTTCTAATGTTGATGTTGTAACAGACATTACTGTTTCGAAATCATCGCCAGATGCACGAGCAGCATTAAAAATCGCAGGCATAGACGCCATTGTTTGATTAATATCGTAGCCTTTTTTAACCATTTCTTTCATACCGAGCATAGTTTGTTCAGAAGCTACCCCATACTTAACACTAGCTTTCTGTGCATAATCAAAGACTTGTGTATAACGATCGCCAAACTCTTTCGCTGATTCATCAGATTCACGCAATAAAGAGTTAACTTCTGTCACTTCATTATCAAAATCAAGATACGCTTTAGTTGATTTCACCATTCCCGCTACAATTGGCGCCGTAAATCCAACGGTCATCGCGGTTCCAGCTTTTGTTAACTTTTGGCCAGACTTTTCAAGCATATTTCCGAATTGTTCAACTTTGACGATAGATGAATCAAGACCTTTAATATTAATGTTTTTCTTATTGATTTTGTCGATATTGTCAGATGCTTTTTGCCCTTTCTTCGCAAAATTATCCATATCCTTATCGATTTTGTTCATCTGGCTTTTATAGCCATTTTCGCGTATTTTTATATCGTAATAAATTTCTCCCGCTTTACTCATATTTTCACCCCTCTTTCAGCTTGCTGTTAGCTCTCAAAGCCTTTTCTAATCCTTCTTCATTAGAAGCAGCATCCTCAAAATATCCACGCTTTAACATGATTCGATTTTGCTTTATTTTTTCTTTCAGCAAATGTTTTGGCACTTTGCTTCGTTCAGTCATTCGAATTTCAAGAGTTGTCATAAATGGCGTTTCCCCACCTAAATTCATTAGATATGTCCGGAATTCTGAAAAAGTCATATTTGACAATTCTTTGCGCAATCTGATACCGTAATACGCCAAAAAAGAAGACTCGATTAAATCAAAGTCTTCAACTATTCCGTAATACTGTTTTCCTGTGGCTTCCCCTCGTCACTTTCCTCGCTCATATCGCTTTCAAATAATTTAGCTATAATGTATTCAATAAGCCCCTCGTAGACTTTAGTTGGCAATGTTTTAGAATTGATTTCTTCTCTGTCTTCTTTGCTGAAAAAAATAGCAAAAATATCATCGTTCGTTGCTACAATTCCATCTGTGATAGTCATTAACAATTCATGCATGTTTTCACTATCCGGCGTTGTATGCTCTCCATCGCTTTCGTCGCCTTTCAATTTAGGCGCAAGAACTTGTCCTAAAATTTTAGGTGCTTCATCCAAAAGCGCACTGTATTTAATGTGTGCTTGTGCCGAAATGTCCGCATAATACTTTTTCCCGTTAATTTCCAAAGGAAGTTTTACTTCATTCTCGTTAAAATTAAATGATTTCATTTTTGTCCTCCAAATTAGTAAAAGCCCTCACTCAGAGGGCTTCGTATTTTGTTTATTAGGCAGATGTTACAGAAACAGAAACGTCATTTTTAACCGATGGTTTCACTTTGGACGCAATTGTGATTTTAATTGCAGTTACTGTTGTAGCAACTCCTGTTAAAGTTCCATCACTAGCTACTGTTGCTTTTGCTTCATCAGATGAAGTGAATGTTACATCTTGTGGAGCTCCTGATGGCAGTACTCCTGCTGTAATTTTAATAGTTTCTCCAACTTTTACAGTTTTAGAGGCGCTATCTACCGTTACGCTTGTTGGCTCAATGGTAGGCGCCGGCGTAAAAACCGGCGTACCATTTGAATTCTGTGTGGCAGAAAATGAACCAATATCGTTCGCACCACCACCACCGAAATCATTAATCCCGATTGGTCCAGTGATTTCATACTTAGAGCCTGCTGGGAATTTAACTACAATTGTTTTTTCAGCTTCAGACCCAACTTTATCCCAAGTTTCACGTAATTCATTTTGTCCTGGATCTGATTCATTGTATTTCCCATCCAAACCTAACTCCATAGCAGCACCTGTTTTTACCGCACGTTCAAATACCTCACCAATTGTTGTATATTGTTCCACATTTGAGTTCAGTGAAATGTCTAAAGTTTCTAAGTCTTTGATCGAAACACCATCTCCGCTTTCCCCTGAATCTTTAACCGAAATTTCTAATTGTTTAACTGCATAAGTTGCCATTAACTTACATCTCCTTTTCAAATAATATTGTTAGTTGATAAATCAAACGACCATCATCGTCATAATCGACTTGTCCGCCGCTTGCTACATCTGTTGCTACTACCTTCTGATTTTGGATATTCAGCTCAGAAGGGTTTGTTAAAAGAAAGTAGTTACGTAATAAATCGTATGTTCGTTTGCATTGAATTGTGTTTTTGTCATAAATTAAAAAGCCGATGCTCTCACGAACACGACTTTGCGTTTGTACTTGCTTGTTTTGAAATGTCGGTGCTTCATTAATTACTACCATTGAATCAAGCCCCGTTTGTTTAATGAATCCAAGTGTTTTTATAGCTGGGAATGTTTTTTTGAAATGTGCTACCAAATCTTCAATCATAAACGCATCCCGCCCTCTACAATTTGGTTAATACTCTGAATTCCATAACTTACAGCCATTTCGTACCAACGTGGATTCCGACGATTTTCATAATATTGTCTGCGGGCATAAGGAGTTAAACTAAACACTCTAGCTACAATTGAATTTTTTTGGATGATAATTTTAAAATACGAACTTCGTCGTAAGTCTCCATACAAAATCGGAGTAACAGGCTGTGCTAATTCAACCAATTCTCCCCCAGCCTTTGCAGCCGTTGACAAAGCTTTATTATGAATATCATCTATGACTGCATCTTTAAAACTACTAAAGCTCATGCTCTGTCACCTCTCCTACAACAATTTCGAAATGGTGAATACTTCCATCAGGATTTGGCGGGAAAGATACGCTCTGGACCTCACCTTTAATTAAACAATAGTCAGGAATTACAAAAGATACATTGTCTCCTTCACTCACAACAAAATTTAATTTGTTACAAAATAAATTAACAATATATCTTATGTTTAACCCTTCCTCTGTTTTATTTACGAGCTTTTCAAACTCATAGCGAAACATTGATTTATTAATTGCATCTGGTAAAAGATTTCCAAAGTCATCGCGCCCACTATTACTAGTTATAGTAACTTCTGTGTTTAGGATAGCCTCGGGAATAGGCGGTAATTGAAAGCTCATTAACAGCCACCTACTCCCGCATAAAGCCAGCCACTAGATAAAAGCAAATCCATCACTTTGTCCGGAACGTCAGGTATAAAGTTGTTCGAATTTTGTGATTGACCACCCATAGTTAATTTGCCTAGTGTAAAGTTACCAATGCCAATAAACTCACCATATTTCTTGATGTGTTCACACTGCCATGCAACAGCTTGCTTAATATCATCATCTACATTGTCAAGGTCTACGATATTCGGCATAATTTGCTTGTCAATTGCTACAGAAGCGGCTTTTATTAAATTATCCGCTTCTGTTGGTTCGATACTTAAGTTTGTTAGACTAGCTAACTCACTTGGTGTAATATACGTTTTCATTTACTCACCCTCTTTATTTTTGGGCTCCTTTTTACTCTTGGGTGGCGATTTTTCTGGTTCTTTTTCTGGTTCTTTATACTCGAACTCTTCAAAACCATCAATTTTCAATTGATTGATTAATACAACATCGTCTGTATTGTAAACGACATTTTCTTTTTTTAATTGCATTTCCCTAACCTCCTTAGACTTCTGTAGAAGCGATTACGCCATCTTTTTGTTGGTCCAACACAAAAATGTCGTGGTATACACGATATTGATACAACCAGCCGTCCCCTTGTCCTACAGAGCCGGGTGCGTGCAAATAGATAGAAGCATGTTTTGCGCCGCCGACAACAGAACCTTTATTTACAAGCAAGAAATTCAGTTTCTTAGCACCTGCAGCTGGTTTGTAACCATCTGTAAAATCAAAAGTATCATAGAAACGATCTTCCGCTTCTACCTCAACAATACGTGTACCATCAATAGCCGTAATACGCGTTTCGATGGATGAAGGACCAATGTTTTGCACATTAATAGCTCGAACAAAATCATCACTAAGTTCTAATGCTGCCATCACGTCTGGCGAAACATACATAACAAGATTCTGAGTTCCGTATTTCTTCACTTTTCGAATTGCCGCTTTTAATTTTGTGAACACATTATCTTTAGTGATTTCTTCCGCAACCGAATTACTATTTGTTTTCGCTGCTGTTGCTAACTTAGAAAATCTATAAGCGTCCATTTCTGGTCCAGCATGCCGAGAATTAAACTCTTTAGTAACATTCGCAGCAGAAAGCGCTTGACCTGTTTCGTCCACATCCATAACATCTACAAAGAATTCTACATCACGATCAAAATCAATCGTATAAGATTTATTTGTGTTTGAAGCAGAACCTTCGTTATATCCTTTATTTCTTGTATGTGCTTTAAGTCCTGTTGTTGTGATAGTTTGAATCTTAAACGTTTTTGCATCTAACCATAAAAGGTTAGGTGTTTCTAATTCATTTGTGTAAGTGCCAAAGACTAACTTCTGGTCGAGCTCCTTACCGTACTTGTCTACATAGTTAATAGCCATTTTGCTATCTCTCCTTTTCTAATTATGAATTTAATGCTTGAATGAATGGGTCTGTAGCACTTGGCTCACTTGCATTGCCTAGTCCTGCTCCGATTGGTGGAGGCGTGTCACCATCATCAGATTTTGCAATCCATTCAGGATATTGCTCTGCGAATTTCGCTAAGTTGTCGTCATTTCGCTCTTCATCCCCAAAAAGCTTCGTAAATGCTTCATAGCGTTCTTCTTTTACGCCGCTTTCTTTTAACTTACTGTGCCACTCTGCCGTTTGTTCTTTCTGAACATATTCATCCAGCTTTGATAGTGCCTCGTCTTTCTCTTTTTGAAGTTTTTTCAATGCCTTTTCAGATGAATCATGTTCGCCCACTTGATCGTTAAGCTGATTAATTTGGTCGTTTAACTTCGTGATTTCTTCCTCATGCGCGCTTTTGATGGTTTCAATCTCTCCATTAAATTTCTTTTTTTCAGCCGCTAAGCGATTCTTTACAATTTCATCCAGTTCTGCTTGGGTAAAATTCTTATCGTCCCCACCTTCAGCAAAATGTTGAATGTCAAACTTACGCTGTAAATAATTCTTCATATTTCCTCCTTTTTAAGCTCTGAGTGAGCCATCCCTGTCTATTAGTTGCCGGCAGGTAGGCAAGATTTTTATATCAAGCCAAACAAAAAAAGCGTTCATTTAGACGCTTTTATAATTTCTCTATCCAATTCTCTCTCTAAGAATCGATTGTTATTCAAATGGTCTTGCAAAGCTTCTTCCCATTGCCTTACTTTCCCAGCTGTATATTGTTTAGAAGGACCTTCTGCAAGTATATCTTTTGTTTTCCAATCGCGAATTCCGCGCTCATAGTACCGTTGCTTACTTTGAGCCTCATATTCTTCTTCATCATATGGGATAGGCTCGTCTGTTTCGTCACCTTCGAAATACGAATATAAAAAATGGTGGCAATTTGGATGAAACAAGCCATCGTTTTCCGCTTCTTGTAATGTTTTATATTCATTGCTTTCGTAGTTAACTGATAGCACTTCTCCTTGCCAAGGAGCACAACGCGGACAACTTCTTACGTGAGCTGACACTTGAACTAATTCGTGCTCATATCTTCCAAGAACGCGTTTCATGGCATTTAAACCAACATTAAAAAAAGCACCTCTTGAAGCCATTTCCATGTAAGCTCCTGGTCGGTACTTTCTTCCAGACTGATCTATAACATTTCTTATCCCATCACCTAAAACATTAATAAGTGATGTTGCGATAGCATATTTTAAAACTCCATTGCTATCTTTTGTTTTCTTAACCACTTGTTTGTACTTGGAGGGCGCGATTTTTTGCCAATAATTAGCCATATCTTCCGAAATTTGGATAAGTGCATCACTTTCAGATAAATAATCGTCATTTTGTATATCAACCTCTTTCTTAGTTTGATATCTGGCTTCCATTTCGTCCTCGTATTCATTCACGCAATCAAGATAAACACGATACGTTAGTTTATCTATTTTATTTCTCGTTTCGTCTTTGAAAAGACTTATATGTGCTTTCAATTCTCTTTTAAAATTTATCAAACGCGACTGCTGAATGAATTTCCATTTTGTTGGATTCTTAGCGCCATACATAACATGCTTCTTTATCAGCAAAAGTAAGTCTATTTCGGCATTATTAAAGTGGTTTCGTAAGATAGATGCTTCTTTTTCGAAATCAACCGGTGCATGATGGCTCATCTAATCACCCGCCTTTCGTTTCCATTCCCCCAATTGCTTCCGGGTCAGGAACCTCTCCGATTGCGTTTTCTAAATAGATGCGTTTTACTTCCGCTTGAATTTCTTCATCTTCCCACTTAGGGTGAATTAGTTTCACCTTTTCTTCTACACTCATCGCTAATGCACTGTTCATATTATTTAATGTGCTAGATAATTCATTCAGATTAACAGACATTGGATCTGGAAACTCAATTATTACCCTGATTTCATCACGCATTATTGCTTTTTCTTTATTGTTTGTTCCGCCAGTTAGCAAATATAGGAAGTCCCAAAGCATCTGTTCGTAAACATTTTGAATAAGGCGTTTTTTCTTCTCAATTTTACGCACTGTCGCGTCTTGTAAACTCCAAATTTCGGTCGCCTTAACTTCTCTATTACCTAGATTAAAAGTAGCGGGATTATAACCAGATTTCGAAACAGCTTTCTGAGCAAAATATTCCATCGTTTCGCGATAACTACCGTCTCGGAAGTCTCCTTGCATGAATTGAATCATGTCATTTAACTTCGCTCCAGCATCTAACGTTCCTTTGAACTGCATAAAGTAGTCTTCATCTACATTCATGGACCATTCTTCTTTATCTGTGCTCTTATTAACTTTTTTCCTAAACATTCGTTCGCTAGCCGCTATTTTTGTTTTTGTTTTCTCTCCTTCGCGCATATAAACAGTGAAAAAGTAATCTACGGCAAATAAATAATTGGTACATTGCGATAAGTCAGATTCCCCAAGATTAAGATGTGGGTATCTAGTATTGCTTGGGCTATTATTTATTAAATACGCGCCCATACTCTTTAAACCAATTGATACAGAATGATTCAATTGAATATCATTTGTGTGCAGATAGCTTGTAATCTGTTCTGGTAGTCTCTCCGCACTAATAGGAGTAGTTTTATCGCCATCGATTTTAATAACAGAATATGTTACAAAACCTCCAGATAATTTTTTCCCTTCCTTGTCCCATTGTTTTATTTCTCTGCTTTCAACTAAATAATAAATATCTGCTTTATTACTTGTGGGTATTTCCTCAAAGAAATTAAAACGAAATGGCTCATTGTTTTTAAAATCTATCCAAAATTGGCTAGAGCTATGAACGCTAATAGATGGTCGCCCATTTAAAATGTTAATCTTTACAGCGGATACTCCGCTACCTCCTGCTAATTCAACAATTTTCACGCTCTTACTATCAAAATTATCAATCCGTAATGCTTCTTTCAGTTGCTTTGTTAAGTTTTCATCCTTACTGCCATTAACCCCTGTTACATCAATACTTAAAGGCTTTCCAGATATATACTCAGCCGCAACAACAACAATCTCATTGCCTGTTCCAGAGTTCATTAACTTATCGTGTACTGTTGGCACATATCCTTGAGCCCACAACGAAGTTAAATAGGAGTCTTTGCTCCATTCTTTTTGATTATCTGGAACGAGCGGCAGATATTTTGGTATTAACTCCGGTTCGCTGCCATTAGGTTTTCCATTTAGCCAACCTTTAATAAAGCGTGTCATTACACTCCAAACACCCATTTAATCACTCCTTTCTATATATCTTCATAATTCCTATAAAAGTAGTTTGTAGCGTATCTACTTGTATCCATCGCGTGATTATTCTTGTCAACTGGTTTCCCGCTGTTTTCGTCGCGTACATACATACCAATTTCTTGTAGCCAACTGTAATGGTCATATTGATCGTTAGGTTGTTCAACAAGCAAATAACGCCTTTCGCTTAATAGCGACTGCATCCGCTCAATTCCAACCTCTATACCTTGCGCTTTACCTATCACATCATGAGCATTGTTGTCTGCTCCTGCTGTATCAACACCAACCTTTTCCAGTTCTTCACGTAGCCACCTACACGCTGGGTCAATAAAAACAGGCTCATTTACTGGTACTTCATACTCTTTCATACACCATTGAATGAATTGTTTTATCTCAACGGCATAGGTTGAACCAGCTTTTACTTCTCCTGTATCCCTACCACTGTGATAATAGGATGCAACTTGATTAAATTTATATTTATAATGTCCGTCAGCCGCATGCTCTGTAATTACATAGCACTCACAAACAGTAGCATCTTGTTGTCCTCCATCACCAAAAAAGACCATCTCAATTGGACGACCTTCTAATTTGGGTATTTGGTTTTTCTGCATATCAAATGTTTCGTAAATAATACCTTTTGGCAAAACTCGTTTACCATACCAGTCACGTTGCAAAAGGTAAGAGGAGTGTTTGACTTCGTTATATATTTCTTGTTTCCGTTCTTCTGAAAGAGCTGGATTATCCTTCGCAGTCCAATGCCGCCATTTGTAGCGACCTGACTTTTCATAGTTAGAAAAGATTTCTAACACTGGATGATTCGGTGCAGGTGGGTTCAATTCAGCTAAATGAAATCTATTTTTCGCTGCAAAGGTCCGTCGAAAACATTCTTCAATAAAATCTTTGTGAAGCAAATTGATTTCTAAAAACGTAACAGTACCCAATGACATACCAGTAATAGCACCCACGCTATTTACTTTCCCGCCACCTTTATAATAGATTTTCTTTGGACCGTTTGGAGAATGTATAAGCAAATGATCCCCATGCTCGTCGTGTTTCATTTCTGCAAGATTACCGAATATGTGCATCAATCCAAATCCATCGCCATCCATGAATAAGCGAAAGGCTTGTTCTTGGTTAAATGCAGCAACTAAGTGATTTTGATCTTCGGAAATAGAATAGATATAAGCCATTTTAAAGATATCGGCAGTAGTTTTACCGGATCGCGGAGTTCCTTCGTTGACTTCAAGCGTCACACCCCGAAAAGGGAATGTAATAGTTTCCTGTTGTTTGGGCGTAAATACTAGCTCATCAATTTTACTCAAGGTCTCCGTTTCCTCCTTTGGCAACATCTAATAGTTTATTAAGCAATGTAGTATCTTTTTCAGCGCCTTTAATAAGAGCTGTGCGGGCCTGTATATTATCTGTTGATGCAATAATTTGATTAAGCTTAGCCTTACGTTCATCTTGCTCATCAGCAATGGCGATAAATTGCTTAATCAACCCACTCAATGTAGACATCGCACGACTTTGCGCATTTAAAAAATTCGCCTGTTTGTCCCAAGCGAATTGATACTCATATTTATCAGAACCACTTTCCCCGAATCCAACTTGTGTTTGAACTCTCGTTTCATCCTCAGTGTTTTCTACCCACATAATTTTCTGTGCTCGGATAATAGCGGCGTATTGAATTTGTATCTGTCCCCAAATTAAATCAGTTGGTTCTTGTTGATCCATCATACTAATAATTTCTATTGTGTCATCCGGAAGATATTTAGAGTACAATCCATGTGTACGTGCGTTTTGATTACCTTTAGGAGCGGCGCCGCCTTTATTGTTCTTAGCATTCCCGTTCCCTTTCATTGAATAGTAACGCTCCTTTTGATTCGTAACGTTACTATTGCCATTATCACTCCAGTTATCCTCTGATTTCCATTTCCTAATCTGTGATGGTTTACAATTTAACTTACTGGCAATTTTCACAAGTGGCATTGTCTTATCTGAATCAAGCCACATTTTCTTTGCTATATCTCTGTTTGGGTTTCTTGCTCTAGCCACTCACTTCCACCACCTCGCATTCTGTGTTTGTTTCGTTAATTAATTATTATCTTTAATTGTTCCTACAATGATGCTTAGCGCTTCTAAATAATCATTCTTAGCTTGTTCAAAAGACTTACCATTTAGTGTAGCTAATCTTTCTATTTTCATGTAATGAATCTGGGCTAACACAAAGCTTTGTTCTTGTTCTGAACCAGCAATATTTATTTTGAATTCTGGCTCTTTTCCTTTTACCTCTGTTATTCCAGCTTTTATAATGTCTCTCATATAATCAACCCCTTATTATTTTAATGTATCAAAAAAAAGCCTGTTTTACGAGGCCTTCAAAGAGTTACACGAATTAATTTTTATTCAAAAAAACCATCTTCTATTAATATTTTGTCAATCAAATCTAATTCTTTAAAATACTCTTCTTTCACTTCACCCCAATCATTTAAAATTCCATATAATAAAGAATCTTGTTTCGTAGTAGTTTCAGGGAATCCGATATCTTTCCTAAGCGCAAGAATAAGATCAGACATCATATATACATATTTATTATTAAATGCCTTTTCAGATAGCCCTTTTTCTATAAAAAACGGTGCATCATATTCTTGTATAAATCTTCTATATGTCGTAAACATGTCTATTGTTTCATCGTTAGCAAATAACATTAGGCTATACATCAGCGTATTATATATTTCCCCTAATTCTCTAAGCTTCTTTTCATACCTTTGGACTTCATTTGTGGTTTTCTGAGGCATTTTGCTTATATATAGCATCTCTTTAAACATACTAACAATATCAATAAAAAGTTTTATCTTTTCAGGATGCACATTTTCTTGTGAAATCCTAATTTCTTGTAACTCCTTTGTGATTTTATTGTTTAGCTCATTTAACTTCTTGTCATAAAAATATTTTGGAATCAAACCTATTCCTAACATTCCAAGTAATGGCATAAGCAATTGCGCAATATTAAAATAAATTTCAGCGTTCTCCATGAGCATCTCCTTTTTTTAATTCAACTATAACAAAACAAATAAGTATGCTCAATGTATTACTTATAAATGAGAAGTGGAGTGCAGACTCAATATAAGATTTATTTTTGTAATCATCTTCACTTCTCACTAATAACATTTTATCACCTTTTTTTACTCAAAAAGTGCCAAAAAAGTGCCATTTTCAATTTAACACTTCAATCCCAAGTGTTGTCGCCAGTTCAATAACAGCCTTCCGTTTCTCTCTTTTGTACTGTCTCTCTTCATAAGGAATATCAAGCATAATAGTTCTATCTTGTAAGTTATGAATGAACTTCTCAAACAGTATCTTTCTATGAATGTGCTCAAGTTGATTCATAATAGCATCGTATTTTTTAACCGCTTCTTGTGCTGCATGAACGTTATCGACATTATGAATTGCAGCATCTTCTACTTTTGAATGAAATTCATTACTGAAATTCGGTGGCGTAATCTTGTACATAGTCGTCATATTTGGAAATTTACGATCACCAGCCATTAACCGAAGCGTTAAATAGTCTTTAAAGAACTGTCTTACTGCTCTGACTGTCTGGATGTAGTTAATATCTTCAACTTGTGGTAGATTGAATAGTTGTCCCATAAAGTCGCCCCCATCACTTTATAAATTTTCGATAAACTCCCTTATTTTCTCAACCTTTTCAGCTGTATCAATAAAAGATTCTTCGCTAATTGCTTCTAATTCAATATTGTATTTAGCGATTTCTATGTTTTCGCCGTTACAAATCGCTTCTCTGGTAACTACATTTAATTTTTCAATTTGCATTTTCATCCTCCTAAAATATATTTCCCAAAATCCATAACACGCCTTTTATCAGCGCGCCTAGCATAAATACAGAAAGCAGGATCCAGAAAGCCCAAAAAGCAATACTTATAACGGTTACTCCGATTTTGTTAATCATATTCCACCTCCACAATCACTCGGCTTTCTTCGTCTTTATCGACTATGAAGTAATCAGAAAAGCCCTCGATATAATTTAAGTTGTCATTCTCTAAAAATCCTGCTTCCATCATGCCGTCGAAAATAAACTTTTTAGCAAATGCAATATTGTCTGGGTCTTTTTTCTTGTTGGGAATAATCCAGGTGAATTTAATTCGGCACGGTGTAGAGAAAGTCACACCGTGGCTCATAGCTCTTTTAACATAACAAGCGCAAATATAGGTCATTTGTTTTTTCACTTTAGCAGCGGCTTGTCTGTGCCCTCTCTCTTTGTTTATATAAGTGTTTAAATCAGTTAATGGCAACGGAATTATAATTTTGTTGCTAGTTGTGGTAGTCTTCGATAACTCTTGTTTCATAAATAACTTCTAACTCCTTGTCAGATAATTTATTTAGGTATTCGACTGTATGATTTGTATAATTAGCGATCACGTCTATTAGTTGTTTCCTCTCTTTAATTGTCATGTTGCCACCTTTTGACGTATAGACAAGCCATTCTTTCTTTTGAATTCTATTAGTGCGCTCCTGCTTATGCCCATATCTTCCGCTATTTCCGTATCAGTAAGCTTTTTACTCAATCGTCGATATTCAGTGACTGTAAATATCGAAAGTAACTGTGTTGGTGTAGCTAAACCTTTCTCTTTATCTCCTCTCGCTTCTAGTGTTTCTAGCTTTTTAATTAAATTTTTTCTATCTGTGAGAGTCTTGCTTTTTTCAATCATCGTAATAACTTCCCATTGCTTTTTTCTTAATTCCTTTCTGCTCATTTTCATCGCTCCCCGTTATAAAATTAAATGCTCAAAATGGCAAATCATCT